CGCCTCTGCGGCCTTACCCCAACCCATCGTCAGATCCTTCCTACCGTGCCGTCCGGGCGACGCTTCATGCCGAGGCGGTCAAAAATACCATACATATGGTCATGTCCATCGTCCACCCGCGTATGAAAACCCGGACGGTCTATTATCTGCCTTAAAAGTCCTTTTGTCAGCCATTTACGTCGCCACTCGGGCAGTATGGAACAATGGACTTCGCCGTCTTTCTCAAACATAGCGCCTATCGGTTGCCCGTCGCGCTCGATAAGGTCTACATTCCAACCGTTTGCCCGTTCAACGTGTTCTTCGAACGAGATCGGATAATTCCAGTCGGTCGCGGCGTAGCCGATCCTGAGAGCGGTCGCGCGGTCCTGAACTATCCGCGTAGTCATTACGTCACCACACGTCCACTAGCGCGGATATTTATGGATGTAGACGCGCTGGCGATGGTCGAGATAAAGCTGCCATTAGACAGAATATGCCCAACAATTTCAGGGAATGTATAGCATTCGCTCGGCTGGAGCGTCTTGGTTTTAACGATCAAATTCGCGTCGCCGGCCGAGCCTGCTACAGTCACAAGGTTGACGCTGATCGTCGCCGAGGTCGCGCTGTAGTTCGTCGCCGTAAATTTGTCGATGATCGTGGTCACGCCAGTCGACGTATATTGTGTCGTCTGCGTATTTTCCGCGATCTTTGATGGGATTATATTCGTAGGTGTAACGGTCATGGCGCACCCTATGATAGACGTTTAAGGCTGATAGAATCTATCATAGCCTGTTGATTTATAGACACAACTTCGTTTCGGAAGGACTCAGTGGCCGCCGCGCCCTGGCGGACTTCCTTGGCAACTTCAATCTGAAGCATGGGCAGAGCCGTAACGGCGCACATCCACTCGTCTACTTCCTTGCCTGTATTCGGGTTCGTTCCGCGCAGTAATGTAAACCACGCGCATTTTAATTGCACGCAATCTTTTTTTATGAGCGGGCAGAAGGTTCCGTTTTTCAGTTCCATCAGCTCTTCACCGCTATGATGGCGTCTACATACTGAACCGCCAGATTGATAGACGAAGCCGTGAGACTGTGCGTGTGCGGGTCGCTGCTACCCGATGACGATGTTGTGCCGCTGATTGACGTGGTCGTGAAACCGGAGCCCGTCGCGATAGCTCCGCCAGCAATAAGCCCGACAGAAGAAAACGTGTGCGTGTGCGCAGGTATCTCGGCGGTTGTAAGAGCGTGCGCACCTACAGTTCCTGAGATAGATTGCGAGCTGAACGCAGTCGTAAACGCGACAGAACCGCCAGTTCCAGCCGTCCCTGACACGATGCGCAACGCTTTATTATCGTCTGCCGTTGATTTTACCCAGCCTGTTGGCGCAGATGTCTGAACGAACAACATACGCGTGCCCGCCGGCAGCGACGCCCAAGAACCGGAAAAAGTAGTAAACGTGGCAGTCGAGGGCGTCGTACCGCCGATTATAGCGCCGTTTATAGACCCCCCGGAAATAGCCGCGCCGGAGATAGCAGCGCCGGAGATAGTTCCATTAACAATAGAACTATTAACTATGGATCCACCAGAAACATATCCGGCACTCGTAATATTATCAACGACATAAATCTCTACGTCGTTCGAATCCGTCAATTTTATCTTATAGGCTGACGCAGGCGAGAACCATATATTGCATTCGCCACGGCCGTCCAGAATTATGGGATTGGGATTAGCCGACGCCGCAGTAGAATCCGTATACGTCGCCAATGGCGTAGTGGTCCCCGCCGCGTAGGTATACACCTTACCGCCAACAAGAGGCTGTCCGGCAGCGGTAAGAAACTGTGCTTTGGGGGCTGGGCCGAGATTAGCCATTAGCGTGTAATTCCTATGTTATCGGTCACAGACAAAATAACAGACGGGATGGCCGGGACAGGAGGAACAGCCGCAGCCGCCGATATTTGACATGTTGTATTGGAAGTAGACCACATAAGCCTGAAATAATCACCTGCGTTGAGCCTAAACACAAAATTCCACGCTGCAACGGCGGCGGCGCTGCTGCCGACGAGGGTTATTTTTGTGCCGGTGTTTGGCTGTGTCGTGCCATTAATGTCAGCCCATATGTAGACATCGTGGGCGCTGGCCGACGATTGATCCAATTGAGCCGAAAATTGAAAATTATATATCCCCAATCTGTCTACATATACACGAGATGTTGGCGAACCGATATAAACTCCATTAGATAGATCAGTTGTGTTAAACGTGACCGCATAAGCCGTGTTTATTGCCGCCGCCGTCTGCGTGGTCGTGTCCGAAAACACCCCATAGCGCATGTCAGGAACTTGCGGAGTATAAGCCGGAGCAACAGCAAGCGCGTCAAGCCCGTTAAATACGGACATCTGCTGCGAAAGCCATTCAGCGCTGGGAGGCGTTACGCCAAGAGCCTGAAGAGCATTCTCAACAGAGGCTTGCGCTGAGGACCAATTTGGGTCGCCCGGCGTTACGTTAAGAGCTTGAATAGCGTTTTCAACAGACGCCTGTGCGGACGACCAGCCCGGTTCATCCGGCGTTACGCCAAGTGCCTGAAGAGCTGAATCGACAAGAGTTTGCTGTGTCGACAGGATAGAATCCGCCGGGCCGACCTGCAAATCTGTCAGCGATATGGGATTGCTGCCTGCGCCGGCCAGATTAAACAAACTGAAGAAAAACAAATACCATTCGCGCGAAACCAACCCTGTTCGAGGGTCAATAATAGGAACCCGCAGAGCCGGTATCTGGGTAATATTGAGTTGCTCATTAGGCATTCGTGTTACTCAGAATAAGTTCCGCGCCCATAATGGCGATTTTGACCGGGTCCGTCCCTGATACTTCATACACCCGGTCGCGAATTTTCATGGTCATGCCCAGCCGTCGCCAAATGGTCCTAAATCCGTAATGGCCTATCTTACCCATAGACTTCCAATGCTCACTAGACCATGTATGACCGCCGTCATCGGACCAGCGAAGCATAACCTGTGGGTTAGCGCCTACTATAACGCTGAAATCCAGAAGGATATTGTCGCCTGATTCAGTCGTAATCAGAGGGCCTGATTCAGACGCCAAAAGATCTACAATGATAGTGTCGTAGTCATACCCATTTAACCCAACGCCGGTCTCACAATCGAGTTGCAGACTATGCTGCGTCGTGCGCTTAAGATCATTTTGCCCAACCGGAAGAGCGCGCCAACGACGAAGCCATTTTTGTATGCTTCCGTTGTCCGTATAGTCTTCCATATCAAAAGCATAGATATTGCCGTTTTGATAGTCTCCAACTACAATCTCACCGTTAAACGCCATCTGACAGTTACTACGGTGACGCGTGAATTGTTCATATTCCCACCCAGCGCGCTCATGCCATGCGCCGGTCGCCACATCATAAACCCAAGTGGTGTTGGCGGTCGGGAATATCAGAACATAAAAAGAATGCCCATCCTGCTGATATGTATAGCCTATTGCGTCCGATATATCGGAGTATTGCTGGATGTGCCACTCAACGGCGTGCGTGCTGACGCGTTTGCCCGTGTAGCCATCCGATCTATAGACAATCCCTTTACCGCGCGCGTCCGCACCTAGCCAGAAAAGTCCATTATCCAGTTTTGCGACAGAATATGTCGCGGCGCAACCCAACTCATTGAACGCGCCCTGAATACGCGCCAGCGGAAAATCCTGTAGCCCGGCGTTATACCAAACTTCGACTGAATTGGTGCCGAAAAGCCAAACCTCGCGATGATCCACGATAAGGGATACAAGCCCATCCGGGGAACCTTCGGCGCTGGCAAAATCCAAAGGATCTACCGAAAGACCATCCAACAAGGAAGTGACCCAGAATCTTTGGCTGTTTGGTTCAGTAAAGACAAAATAGCCATCTAGATAGCCGACCGTAACCGCGCCGGGAAAATCGGCGTCTGTTATCTGTGCAAAGACATCCGTGGTCAGATTGTAAATGTAGCTCGGACCATTACAGGCAATAAATAGCTGCGTTCCGTTATCGACCATGCTGACAGGGCCGGATCCAGATACAGTCCCTTTGACGGTCGCGTTCCACGATGAATCTATGCGGTATAATTTATCGCCGGAAACAGCAAACCCATACCCATTATAGGTCCATAGACCTCTGATAGGCCCGCTGCCTATTGTTTGCAGTAGCCGCAAACCGGGGGCACGCATAAGATATGCGGGCTCTTTGCCCCCTTCCGGCACAATTTCAGGGTATAGATTCACCATACGACTGTTTGCAGCATTGATGCTGCGGGTGACATAAGATGAACCTAAGATAGGTGTTTTCATATTTCAGGCCACCGCAGCGCCATTAACGCCGATCACGGCCCAGCCTTGCGTAAAGTATTGTAAAGTTACGGAATCGCCAACATCGGTAAACGTGATAGTGGCATACCCCAATGGCGTCGTCGGCGTCAAAACGCCTGTGTCAGCGCCGGCGGCTTCAGCCACATAGACGATTGTTTTGATCTGCCCTTCAGCGCCATTCGCCAACGTAAGCGCGTCGCCGGTTCCGGTAGATGTAAACGCCGTCGTAAGAGCAGTAATATTGACCGCGCCCGGCCCACTTAACGACTGAATACCGCCGGCGACAATAGGGCCGCCAAAAGTCTGCCCGCCGGTAAACGACTGCGCCGCGTCCGTCCGCGCAATCGTCGCGCTGGTAGACGGGAACGTCATAGTCGTGCCGTCTGTGCCAGCAAGAGCCAGAGAATTATTGACCGTCAGCGTCTTGGCGTCCACGCCCGCCAACGTAAGAGAATTGTTGACCGTCAGCGTCTTGGCGTCCACGCCCGCCAACGTAAGAGAACTATTTGCCGTAAGTGTCTTGCTATTGGCGATAGTAAGTGTGGCGGAAGTAGCGGGTGCAGTTATGGCCACTTTATTGACGCTGGTAGCCGTCGCTACACCAAGCACCGGCGTCACAAGAGTCGGCGACGTAGCAAAAACATTTGCGCCAGTTCCGGTTTCATCCGTTAGAGCCGCCGCCAAATTAGCTGAACTGGGCGTCTGTAAAAAAGTAACGGCATTTGCGTTAAGAGTCGTAACGCCAGTACCGCCACGATTAACCGGAAGTGTCCCAAAAGTGCCGCCGTCAATAGGCAACCCGGTGCAGTTAGTCAATGTTCCGGCCGAAGGCGTTCCAATATTAGGGTTCGTCAGCGTAACGCCGGTAAGAAACGTCGTTTTGGTAGCCTGCTGCGTGATGTCGCCTTGGACAACAGGAAGAACGGCGATGTCAGCGACGCTGGTAGCGACCGGAAGATCAGCGATCTTAATGGTAGTCATTAGTAATTCCCCGCGTAAATGTTATAGCGCTGACGTGTTCCAACGATGCTGTAGGGCAGCGCCATGATGTCGTCTGGGTTGTTGATTCTCTTGAGATTTCTCTTGCTATACATCGCAATCCGCTGAACCTGCGCCGAGGGCTCGACACCAAATTCGGGGGCCATTTCGCAAGCCAGATTATAGCGGAACGCCCGCAAATACCCCGGCGGAAAAGATAGCGGCGTCGCCAGAGTAGCCGGCGCGCTGAGCGGCGCGACGGATACAAGGTGAAATTCAAGAGACCTTAGCGGAACAGGATACACCGTCATGGTCATGTTAGGAAAAGACATATTTACCCACATGACCTGCGGGTATGTGCTGGTGACGGTTTTAACCGCGATACCGTTATACTGCTGTTGATTAATTAACTTCAGCCCGTAGGACACATTGGTCTGCGGGTCGCGGAAATAGGTAGAATCATCCACCAAAATAGGGCGGCCGCCCAAAATAGTCGCAAGGATTTCTATAGAGTTCTGAGTAGTGAGCGGAACTTCGGTTTGGGTGGAAAGCACCGCATTTGTCAGCATGACATCGCCCGTAGGGCCGATTGCTAACTCACGGACGCCGGACGGCCACGTAAACATTTGATCTTGCGTGGCAAATACAGACAGCCGCTCAGTAATCCACGAGTCGATCATCTGATTCAACGCCGTCAGCGCGTCCTGCGCCGTCTCGGCTGAAGGCGTTTCGCCTTCTGCGAGGACGCCCAGCAGTCTCAGCGCTCCGTTGATCTGTTCCCCCGCTGTCGTCGTCATCTGGATCGAACCTCTCCCAGCCGTTCTCTTCGTCGTAGGCGGCTTCCAAATCCATGGTAGCGACCTTTACCCCATGCGCGGGGTGCCGCAGGTAAATTACAGCCATTTTACACCTATGGTAAGGGCCGAGCGGCCCGTAGGCCGCTCGTAGGATTGATTTAGGTGAGAACGGGGAATTCCCATTTGCCGCCCACCGAAGTGAACAGCTTACCAGCGCCTGTAGCATTGGTAGTCGTGGCCAGCGAGCCCGCCGGAGCGGTCGTGGTCGTCGAACCAGCCGTAATGGCCGTGGTCAGGAAGTAGAGCCCGGCCGTCGCATTCGAGATGACCGGGCCGCTTGTCGCCGTGGACGTGAACGTGCCAGAGGCCGTTGCCGTCGTTAGCGTCGAGCCCGTGATCGTCGAGCCAGAGATGGAAGCGCCTGTGATCGTCGTGCCGGAGACAAGCTCCGGGTCTGAGAACGCGACGCCTACCGCTTTGGTATTAGGCATAGAGCCCTCCTTAGCCGATGCGATAGATCGTAAAGGCCGCGTCGCCCGTCTTGCGGAAACGGAACCGGGCCGAAGCCGGGAACGTCGCCGTCTGGGCGTCCGCAACAACCGCATTGCCGACGATGGTATTACCAGCGCCCGCACCGAAAGTCACGTCGTTCTGGGCCGCGTCACCAAGGTTGATGACGACGACATCAAACGCCGAATTAACCTTCATGCTCGGGAAAGCCGCCGCAATCAGCGCGCCCGTCGGGAACGTGTAGGTGCCGGCGTCCGTGCCACCCGAATCAACGGTGATGATGCCGTTGGCAAGATTGCCAACAGTAACCGTGACCGTCGCGCCCGTCAGCGCGCTCGGGGCGGGCTGCGGCGTGACAAGCGGCTCCGTCAGCGCGCCAGCGCCGAGCTGATAGCCACCAACGGCGTTCGGGATGAGCGGCGTCGGACCAAGGGTGTCGAGCGGATAAGCAGCGCTCTGCGTAACGGGATCATAAGCAGCCATGATTCATTGCTCCTGAATTAGAGAAAAAGACGGGGCCGAAGCCCCATCTGATTAGCCCCAAAGGCGAACCGCCATCTGCGGACGAATGACGCTGTAGCCATACAGAACGTCAATACGGCAGGGCAGTCGGTCGTTGTTGATGTCATACTGACGGACAACGCGGAGCGAGATACCATTGTGGACCTGACGCGAGGCCATGTCGACACCGTTCGGCATAAGCAGATCGGCCGTCGCGAACGCAATTGCGTCACGATGGTAGATCAGGTTCTGCGGATACTGGGTCGACGGCGAGCCAAGGAAGGTAACGGTCTTGCCGGACTGCGGCAGAGCGTCAACTGTCGCAAGAGCCTGCGAGGCCGAATACATCGCGTTGACCTTGATCGTCGCCGTGGTGGACGCCGTAACGTCTTCAAGGCAGACAAACTGGAACAGCGAGCCGGTCGACTCACGGGTCTGCGGGTTGACGGCAAAGCAGTCAGCAACCGTGAACACGTCGCCGGCCTTGACGGTCGTCGAGCCGAGGCCCGTAACGACGATGCTGGTCGCGCCTTCCGACGTAACCGTAGCATTGACCGTCAGCGTGCCCGTGCGCGAGCCAGTCGTGAACTGCTTGATCGACTGCGACATATTCAGCTCGTCATAGCCGAGAATGCCCTCGCCGAACATGCCGTTCTTGAACTGCTTCGAGATTGCCGAGACCGGGTTGAAGAGGCCCTTCATGCCTTCGATCAGCGCGGCGTTCGCAGCCGGGTTGACCGTCGCGTAGCGGGGCGACATGACCGCAGCGTTCTCGTTGAGCTTTTGCTGAGCCTGAAGCAGAACGAGCGACGTGGCGGGCGTCGTGCCCGGCGTGCCGACCGAGTTGCCGATGTATTTGAAGGCGTTCGCAACATCGGCGTCGATGGACGACGCGAGCTGCGAAATACGAGGCTTCAGAACACGTTCGGCGAAATCGTCGAGCTGCATGGTGAGTTCGGCGGTCGTGAAGTTGACGCCGATGTGCTTCTGGCTGGAGACCGCAAGCGTGGTATACTGCTCGTTGTCGTCCTGCACCTGAAGCGCCGCGCCGTCCGTGACCAGCGCGCGGTCGGGCAGACGGATACGGAGGGTCGAGCCGATCTTCGCGCCTTCAACGGCGAAAGAGTCGTCATACTGGCGATTGACTGTACGGGTCAGGACAAGATTATTCTCAAGGATTTCCAAAGCCTTGCGCGTAATCATGTCAATGGTAAGAAGCGAATTAGACATTCCTTATCTCCGGTTCTGCGCTTCCCACTTCTTGATCTGCCGCTGACGTTCCGCTTCAATCCATTCCGACGTTGACATTTCCTTTATGGACCGGGGGTCCGTCGTGTCTCGTCTCGGGCCAGAGTTCGACCGGGTTGCCGTGACAGGCGCAAGAGGCGCTGGCGCGGTTGATGTCCTCTTGACCGGCGGATTGTCGACCAGTTTGGCTTCAATCTTACCGATCTCTTTTGCCTGCAAGACGGGCGGCAAACGGAATATACGGCTGGCTTCTTTTGGGTTGGATCCGAGGAAATAGATGACCTCGGGGCCAATATCAGAAGCCTGAATAGCCTGAGCCATAACGTCCGAGACGGGTAGGTTGGGATTGTACGCGACTTGCTCGAAGTCTTCGTATTTGTCCCTTACTTCCTCTTCACGGTCGCGATAGGCTTCAATGATCTCGGCCTGTTGCCTTGCGGCCTCGCGCTGAGCCAACATCTCCCGAGCCTTCTGCTCAGCCAACGCTTCCGCGTATTGCTGAGCCGACTCGAAATCGTTGGGGTCCGCAGGAGGTGCGACAGGTTGTTTGACCTGCTGCTCCGCAAGCCGCTGGGCCTGCTCACGTTCCCATTTCCGCTGTTCTCTTGCAAGGCGCTTGCTTACAATGGCGTCCAGCTCTTCCTGAGTGAACGATTTTGTAGGCTGCTGTTCCTCCGGCGATTCTACAGCGGGGTCCGGTGCTGCCGTGGCTTCCGGTTCCGGCGCGGGGCTGATCTCCGCTACAGCCTGTTCTTCGTTAGACATTTAGTCTCCTACCTAGCTATCCGGCTAGTCGGTTGTTAAGACTATACAATGTTTTACGCTGCACAGTCAAATTCATTTACTGAACGCTTGAACCGTTCCATCCGTTAACCGCTGGGGCCAATACTGTATGTTAGCCAACCATGCGTTAGCGTAATTTGTTCCATCGCTCCCTATTCTTAGCTGATTAGGAGTAGGGATAGTCGCAGAGGCGTCCGTTCCTGCGGCTCCGCCATCTTTGGCTGCCGCGCAACTATTCGTGTTCCACGCGCCAACCAGCTTATACGCGGTATTGGCTACAATTGTCCCCGCGTCAATTTGTGCTTGAATTGCGCCACCGCTCAAAATGTATAGCTCTGGATCAGCCACATTTCCGCGTAGAGATATGAGATTGTCAGCCGTTCCATCATCGGCCTGAAGTATAGGTTTAACCCCTGCCGCCGATTTTGGCGTAAGAGATGAAAAGAAAGAACCCTGACCGCTAACATACCAATTACTGAAGTTTGCCCCCGTCATAACGGCAACGTCGGCGTTCCGGGCCACGCTTGTCGTGGTCGTAATTATATAACTGGTAGGAAATGCTCCGACCTCAAGCTGGGCCCCGTAAAGAAGAACGCCTTTAACGCCGTCGCCTTTTGTGGCGGTAGTGTCTGAACCGATAACAATAGCGCGTAAAGAAGTATCGGTGCTACTCGTAAATGTCAACTGAACACGAAAAAATCCATTTGCGTATGCGTCTACTCTTGCAGATGGACTTGTAAACGTTCCTAAAGCAGAAGCGGCGGCCGTGATTGCACCTGTAGAGACATTAACACCGACGGTGGAACTGTTCACGGAGCCACCGCTATCTTGGCATCGTAAAAAGATACGATCAAAACCATCGGCTTTACCAAAAACTGACCATGTATATGTTGTGGCGGAGGCGGCTTTAGTAAAAGTTTGAAATATGTTTGTAGAGGTAAGCGTAGCGTTATTATCAGGTATGAATTTATCCGCCGTTAACGTGTTATCAGGACCATTAGCCGAATCAGCAGATATAGAAGAAAGAGTCTTAGCCCACGAAGCATTGTTAAAAGTCTGTGACTGTAACGCTAGATTTGTGCGTGTTTCTTCGATAAGCAAACCTCTACAAGCCAAAGTAGTCGGATTGTAATCGAAACGAGGCAGATCTGCGTTTACGACAGCAACATACCCGCTACTGTTGACAGCGGTTGCGGTGTTCAAAGCGCGAGTTATAGTAATGCGCGAATCAAGGACGCCAGATGTGAAATCCAGCGTCACTTTTGGTAAGACGCGTTCGGTGGCGGTAACTGCGTAAGATGGAGTTATCATAGCTGATACCAGTTCCCGTCGTAAGACATAAACTGAACAGGCTGATTAGCTGTCAGCAATAAGTTAACGCCACCTTTTAGGACAAATCGACCCGCTAGAGGAGCGGGCGATGCAGTATGGGCCAACGTGATATTTCCGTTAATGTCCATGACAGAAACCGACGAGTTTATGCCGGAGCCAGACCCAACATTAGTGAGAACAGATATAGTTGCAGGCGCAGCATAATTGGCGATAATAAAATTGGCTTGTCTGTTCAACCAATTAGTGCCGCTAGTAATAACTAGTGTCTCTTGGTGCATAGATCCTTGATACCGCGTCCCCGCAAGAGGCGAAGCCGTCGTGCCTTTTAGCCAAAGACGGCCCGCTCCAAAAGCCGAGATCCAAGCAGAAGGATACGCAAGCCCGCTAGAAAAACCAATACCTTGTCGGTCGACGCCTGAACTATTGTCAATCGAGACAAACTTTCCGCCGTAAATGCCCGACCATTGAATGACGTTACCAAACCCCGAATCCGATACGACGGTGTCGTACCAACCGTTTGAGACGCTTGACGCGCGGGCTGAACCACCGATTAAAAAATTGCTGTTCGATGTTGACGTAAAATTCAGCGCGCCCGCAGTAAGACCTTCCTGACGTAAGCTAATAAAAGTGTTAGAAAGACTTTCTACTTCAAGCGCTTTAAGATTTACGTTGTTAAAGCCCTCTACGTTTGTTCCTACAAACGTATTAATATTAGATTCAGCGCCTTTTAATGTAATATATGTAGTCCCGGTATTAATCCATGCGTTATCAACATTTATGGTGCCTTGGATAAAAGTATTACTGTTAGCACCGTTCTGGAGCAATATACCTTTTTTGCAGTTACGAACGTTGCCTAAATTTATGGTGTTGTTAACACATAGCGTATTAAGACTGGCATAATTGGCGTCCATAAGAATGCCGTTATAAAAATACGCTACCGCGCGCACAAAAAAAGTGTCGTCGCTGCATCCTTTAATATGCAACCCGATAGAGCTCGTATCCGTTCCTACATTCCAAGCAGGCTGACCGCTCGCAGCGCCCTTTTGTATAGACGGCAATATGTGAACGCGAGGGCGACGTAACGTTTCTGTAAACGAACGGCCTTCAATAATAAGCGCGGTGCCTGTAGCGGCGACGCTTTGAATGAATATGGCCGCAGCGTCAGCTTGAATTTCGACATACTTGGGAATTGTTACGGTGTTTGCCGCCAAATAATAATTTCCGGGGGGAACAACAAGCGTCCCCCCGTTGGCCGCTTGAAGCGCATCGGCGGCGGCCTGAATGGCGGCCGAATCGTCTGTCACACCATCGCCAACAGCGCCAAAATCATAGACGCTGACCATATCCCGCAGTTTGCTTTGGATAGTTCTTGGCACCGCGCCGGACCCGGCGGCGGTGAAATTGGCGTCGCTATTTAGAATGGCCGCAGAGATGTTATTGAGCGACGCATTTACCGTCACAGAACTCTGCACTAACGGGAATATCTCAGCGCCGGTTAACGGAGTAGTAGCCGCAGGAAGCTGAGAAATTTTTATGTCGGCCATTGTATGCCCCTATTAGACGCCAAGATTGCCAGCCGCCACAAACGTGTTGGCAACCGGAGCGATCAACGAGATGACCGCATACTGGCCCACTGTGCTGAATAGACTGGAATAAGAAACCAGAGTCTGACCGTTAGCCGCGACAGTTACTTTACCCGCACCGCCTTGAATGATAGTCACAGAAAATCCGGCCCCAAGTCCCGCCGCGCAGTTGATTGTAACCGCCGATCCGCTCGTGCAGTAAATAACTTTACCATTGTCGCTCGCACTTAAAGTGCGCGTCGTAGTGGATTCAGTTATAATGCCGCTAGACGAAAGCGTAAAACCTGAAGATGCCCAAGTTCCGGTGGTAAGTGTGCCGCTAAGCGTAAGATCAACGCCATTAACGGTGCCGGTAAATGTAGGGGATGCCGACATGAACGTCTTAAGCTGAGCCGCAGTTGTCTTTACCGGCCCTGCGCCAATCGTCTGAACATTGGGCACTAAGTCCGTAGCGGATACCGCTGCGCCTGCTGAGAGGTTAGAGATAGAGGTATTCGCCATTTTAAGCCTCTTGCAGCAGATAGCTGGTGTTGTCTTCCATCATTAGAAAATAGACTAGATCTTCGAGCAGTATACCATTAGAAACGACCGGGGCTGGAGTGCTAGCTGAATTTTCGTAGACCGTAACGCCGTCGCCAGCGTCATAGGTGTTAGGACGCGGCTGGATGCGCACATCGCTCACACCTATGGTCTGGATGCGAATCATGCGTAATAGCTCACATTCAGCTTAGCGCTAGCCGTCTGTTCGATGAATTTAACGCGGTTAAGATCACCGTCGTAATTCAGGTAAGCTCCCGCCGCGATGGGCATACCCACCGAAGCGGTCGGGTTTGTGCCGTCGTCGCGCCAGCGAACGCCCTGCGTTTCAGAAACAATGAGCGCCATCGTAGCGCCCTGCGGAGGCGTCAAACCAGCAGCCGCGCTAAGCGAAGTGATCTGCTGGTAGCCCAAGCAAACAGTGGTTGATTTCAAGCCCATTTCAGCCTCACGCCAAGAATTTCAATTTATACAGTGTTTTCAGATACAAGCCAACTATCTCGTCGACAATGTTCTGAATGGCCGTGTCGTCGCCGAACTCTTCGCGGCCTTTTTCGATCTTTTTCAGCGAATCTTCAAGAAATTCAACGACATTTCCTGTTTTCTCGGCTGAATGTAGCGTAATAGGTCCAATCAGACCGTGTCGGCCTTGATAGGTTTCCACCAAATCATCGGCTAAATCTATGATTTTGGGGTAAAAGCCGCCCAAAGCCTTGTGTTTGGCGTAAGACCGCGTGTTCAGATGGACAGAATGGGTGACATCCCG